AACAAGTTGTACAGGTCTTGTAGTTACTCAGGAAAGATTTATCTTTGCTTTGGGTGCTAGTGGCAACCCTCGAAAAATTGCTTGGTGCGACCAAGAAAACAACACTGTTTGGACTCCTGCTGCAACAAACCAAGCTGGTGATTTTGAGTTGACTACCATTGGCTCCTTGATGTGCGGAAAGCGCATTCGTGGCGCTACTATCTTGTTTACAGACATTGATGTACATACAGCAACGTATATTGGCCCCCCATTTATCTATGGTTTCGAACGTGTTGGCACAGGTTGTGGGGCTATTTCTAAGCAAGCTGTTGCGACTACTGACAATGCTTGTATTTGGATGTCTAGTTCAGGATTCTGGATTTATGATGGTTTTGTAAAACCATTGGCTTCTGACATAAGTGATTATGTTTTTACCAATATTAACAACACTCAAGCATCAAAAGTTTACTGCGTACACAACTCATCGTTTGGTGAAATTTGGTGGTTTTACCCGAGTTCATCTTCAAATGAGATTGATTCTTATGTCACATACAACTACCGGGAAGGCCATTGGGCAATTGGCACACTGGCCCGTACCTGTGGTACAGATCGCGGCATCTTTTCAAATCCATTGATGGTTTCTGCGGATGGCTATCTTTACGAGCATGAGGTTGGCTTTAACTACGATGGTCAAACATTGTTTGCAGAATCCGGTCCAGTTGAGTTGGGTGCTGGCGACAGAGTAATGAGCTTAACCGGGTTAGTGCCTGACGAAAAGACTGCTGGGAATGTTCGGGTAAGATTCAGCACCAAAATGTATCCAAATGCAACCGAATACAACTACGGTCCTTACACTTTAAACTCACCAACAAGTGTGCGTATTACTGGCAGACAGTTGCAGGTAAAGATTGAGGGTGTTGACCTTACCGATTGGCGTGTTGGTGTAATTCGTTTCGATGGCAAGCCTGGAAGTATGCGTTAATGGATTATGAGAAGTACAAGCTCAATGATGAACTACCATTATGGGCTTTGCTTTTCAAAAAAGTAGAGAAAATACTTGAACCTGCTTTAGAATACGATAAGACATACAACATTGAAGATGTAGCAGATTGCATCTCAAAAGGTACAATGCAGCTATGGCCTACTAACGGTAGTGCAGTAGTGACGCAGGTACAGACTTTCCCGAGAATGAAAGTCCTGCATATTTTTTTGGCAGGTGGCAATCTAGAAGAACTAGAAACGCTAACTCCCCATATTCAGAAGTTCGCTGAAGACATGGGATGCCGCAAGATCACCTTAACAGGGCGTAAGGGCTGGTCAAGAACATTTGTAACTAAATTCAACATGAGGCCAACGCATTATTGGCTTTCAACGGAGGTGTAATTATGTCTGGTGGTTCAAGTCAACAATCACAGCAGCTTGATCCTGCGATGCGCGATGCGTTTCTTCAAAACGTAACTCGTGCAACAGATGTCGCTGGCGGCTTACAAGCTCGTCAGTTTGCTGGCTTTACTCCCGATCAACAAACCTCTTTTGATATTAATCGTCAATTTGCTGATCCAAACAGCCAGCAAATGCGCCAGCTTAATACTTCTGCTAACTTGGCTACAAGTGCAGGTTTGTATCGCCCTCAAAATGTAACAGCACAAAATGTTAATGCTGCTTATGTTGATCCTGCTGCTTTAGCTGCTCAACAGGGTTATACAGCATCTCAGTTTGGTGGCGCTCAAGCTAGTCCCGCTACTTTGGCCCAAGCTGCTGGTTACACATCCCGAGAATTTGGTGGAGTTGGAGCTGGCAATGCTGCATCAGCGCAAGCTGCTCAACTGGACCGCGCTAGCATTCGCGATGTAGACGCTGAACGCATTGCTGCCGAAAGAATTGCCTCTGCTCAAGCCAATCGGCTTGGGGCTAGGGATGTGTCTGCTGCTGGCGTATCTGGCGCTCAAGTGGCTTCAGAGGCTCTTGGTCAAATAGCTCCTCAAGCTCGTCAGAATGTTCGTGATGTTCAAGCTGGTTCATTTTTGAATCAGAATATTCAGCAGTATATGAATCCATATACACAAGCTGTTACCGAGCAGAGCCTGAGAGATTTAGAGCGTTCGCGTCAATTGCAACAACAACAGACCTCTGCTCAAGCTACGGCTGCAAATGCTTTTGGTGGTTCTCGCCAAGGTGTGGCAGAAGCTGAGACTAACCGAGCTTTTGGTGAGAATGCTGCTCGTCTGGTTGCCCAGCAAAATGCCGCTGCCTTTCAAGCTGCCCAACAAGCGTCTGAGGCTGATCTTGCCCGTGCAATGCAAGCGCAACAGCTTAACCAAGCTCAAGATGCGGCAACTACTCAACAGTCTTTGCAATTGGCTGGTCAGTTTGGCCTTGCTAACCAAGATGCCGCTTTGCGTGCTGCACTGGCTAACCAAGGTGTTGATGTTCAGTATGGCTTGTCTAACGCACAACTTGAGCAACAGGCTCGATTGGCAAATCAGTCTACTGGACTAACCGCCTCTCAAGCCAACCAAGATGCTGCCTTACGTGCAGCCCTTGCTAATCAAAGTGTTGATTTGAGTGTTGGTCAACTGAATACACAAAATGCACAACAGGCCAATCTTGCAAACCAAGCCGCTGGCAACCAAATGTCGCAGTTTAATGCTGGAAACCTTCAGCAAGCAGGATTGGCTTCACAGGCAGCAGCAAATCAAGCATCTCAATTTGGTGCAAATGCTCAAAACACTATTGCCGCACAGAATGCTGCCGCCCAAAATGCTTTGGCTCAATTCAATGCCAGCAATTTGCAACAGTCCGGCTTGTCTAACCAGCAAGCATTAAACCAAGCTGGTCAGTTTGGCGCTTCTGCTTTTAACCAAGCAGGTTTGGCTAATCAAGCAGCCATCAATGCTCGTGCTGCTCAACAAGCAGGGCTCACTCAGCAAGCTGGGTTGGCTAATGCTCAAAACTTCTTGCAAGCTAATTTAGCTAATCAACAAGCTGGTTTGGCTGCTAATCAGCAACGCATCGGCGCATCTAGTCAACTTGCGGGTATTGCTGGCCAAGGTCAACAAATGGGCTTTGCAGGGGCCAACCAGTTGGCTCAACAAGGTGGAGCACAACAGCAGTTCTCTCAGGCTCAGTTGGATGCGATTCGCAACTTGCCATTGGAGCAGCAACAGATCATCAACCAAGCATTGGGCCTCAATGTTGGTGGCGGTTCTGGTATGCAATCACAGTCTACTTCTCGCCAAGGCTTGCTTGGTCTTTTCGGTTAAGGAGTTTTTATGCCCGTTAATTTTGGCTTACTTTCAAATGCTTCTCTCACTGGCCTTAGTGAAGAAGAGCAGAATAATTTGCAAAGGCAAGCGACTACTCAATTCTTGCTTGGTTCTTTGTTGAGCAATGATCCTTCTTTGGGCTTGAAGTCTGCCTTGGGTGTGCCGGAGCAATACACATCTGCCCAAAAGGCAATTCTTGATGCACAACAAAAGGCATCTGAACGTAAATCAATTACTGATTTCCAAAGAAGGAATATGCCAACCCAATTTGATGAAAACAGCCCACAGTTTAGAGGCCCAGTGACCCCTGACATGGCTTTTGCCCAAGATCAGTTGGCCGCTACTCAGGCTCAAGGTTTGCCATTTAACATCCAAAATGCCTTGCAAGATATTCTGCGTTTGCCAACTGCTGCACAAGGTCCAATGCGAGAAAGTATTCTTGCTCTTCAGCCAAAACGTCAAGATGGTGGCATTCTTACTGATGCTAATATGCGGCCTATTGGTGGCTTGCCATCTTTTGATCCAAAAACTGGATTGGTTACAACTCCATCCGTGCGGGATGGCAATGTAGCTTTTAACATAAACAATGCTCCAGGCTTTGTTGGCGCTACTGCCAGAAATACGCTGCCTCCACTCGGTACAAACCAAGAGTATGTATTTGATAGGAACGGCAATCCAACTGGCATCCGTACTGCAAGCGGAGCTATTCAATCAATTCAAGACATTGAATCTGCCAAGGCAATTGGTCAAGCAGCAGGTCAAATTGAGCGAATTGTTAATCCTGATGGTACAGAGCGTTTTGTACCTCGCTCATCATTACTTGGTCAACCAACTCCACGAATTGGTGGCGGTCAGCCCGTACAAGGCGGCACTACGCAGGGCGCTACAGGAGTTACTGGCGGCAATGTTGCCAAGATTTCTCCTGCTCAAGAAACACTTAATTCAGCAGTAAAAGAAAGATTCACAGCATTCTCCAATGCCAGTTTGGCTGGCGCTGAGTCTGCTGGCGGCCGAAAGCTTGCTGCTGAAGATTTGTATAACTTGTCAACTCGCATCCAAAACAATAAGCTTACTGGCTTGCAAGCTGGCGCTTATGGTTACATGAATGCAATCCCTGGTGTTGGAAAATTGTTTGAGCAAGATGTTGTTGATGTAACTCGCATGAACCAACAAATTGCCGCTGCTCAGTTGGAAAAGACTGCACAGCAAAAAGGCGCAGCCAGTAACTTGGATGCTCAAGTTATCGCAAGGGGCTATGCCACTTTGACAGATCCTGCCGCTGCAACACGTTTGCTTGCTGTACAAGAGATTGCTTTGGCCGACAAAGACATTGCTCGTAATCAGTTTGTGGAAAGCTTTACTGGCAATCCCTCACAGATTGCTACGGCATGGGGCAATTCTCCAGCCAACCAGCCAATCTTTACTCATCCAAAATTTAACCAATTCTTGACAGAACAGGTTAATGCATGGGATCAAGGTGGTCGTAAAAACGCACCAGTATTGCCAGCAGGTTTCCAGTTTGGTACAAGCAAGCGAACTGGTCAGTTCCAAGTCAAGCGTCCTGATGGCTCAACTTACGTAATAGGTCAGTAATGGCAACTAAAGACGAAATCTTTGCATTTGCTGCTCAAGAGGCAGAGCGCCAAGGGGTTCCTCTATCTTTGGTGCAAGGCGTTATTGAAGCTGAGTCGGGCGGCAAATTTGATGCGCGTGGTCCTAAAACACGATCAGGAGAAACCGCCTTTGGCCCTATGCAGTTGATGGCTGGTACTGCAAGTGATCTTGGCGTTAACCGCATGGATTGGGCAGATAACATTCGTGGTGGGGTGAAGTATCTTGGACAACTAAGCCAACGCTTTTCCTCTCCAGATCTGGTTCTTGCTGCGTACAACGCTGGTCCTGCTAACGTGGACAAATATGGTGGTGTTCCACCATTCAAAGAAACTCAAAACTATGTGAAGAAGGTTCAAAACTTTATGTCTAAATCTACAGACGATGATTTTGTTCCTTTTGAACAAGCGCCTCAAACACGCTCTATGCCTCGCCAACCAAGAGATGTGGCAATTGATGTCTCTTTCCCGCAAGGAATGGGTGATGAGCAAACAACACGCTCAATGCAACCTGCATCTGATGATGATTTTGTCCCTTTCACGGCAGCACCAGCAGCAGCGCCAGCAAATAGACCACAGCAAAATATTCCCAATATTGTTGACGCTGTAAGAGCGCAAGCTAATCAGCCGCCAAACCAATTCCTGCAAGACGTTCGCTCAAGCTTTAACCCATTAGACGTTTTCCGTGGAAAGACAACCACGGGTCAACTTGCTATGGGCGCTGGCAACCTGATCAACACAGGCATTCAAAACGCTTTGGGTGGCCTTGGTTTCTCAGACGAATATCTAGGCAGAACTCGTACTGAACCCGCTCCTGCCGCTCCAACCCAATCAATTAGCGACATTCTTAGTGGTATTTACAAAACCGCCACAGAGCGTCCTGGCTTGATTGTTGGCGGCATTGGTACGCAGATGCTTGATCCGCTTAACCTAGCCCTTCCTGGTGGCATTCAAAAGGGTTTGGCATCCGCAACCCCCCGCGCTTTGGCTCAAGCTGCGCCTCGTACTATTACTGCTGCTCAAAACGTAGGCACTGCCGCTCTTTCTGGCGGCATCTCTTCTGGTGCTGCTCAGTTGGCAAACACAGGAACCATCAACCCTGCTCAGTTGGGCAATGAGATGGCTGCTAGTGCTTTGATGGCGGCTCCTGTTGCTGGTGTTGGTGCTGTTACAACACCTCGTCAGGTGGCTCCTTTGACACGATCACAGCAAATTGCACAACAAGCAATTGCAGAGGGCGCAACGCTGCCGCCAACGCAAGTTAATCCTACGATGTTGAACCGTTTGCTTGAAGGCTTTTCTGGCAAACAACAGACAAGTCAAGTTGCATCTATCAAAAATCAGGAAGTTATTAACGCTCAAGCTCGAAAAGCTTTGGGTTTTGCTCAAGACACACCGATTACGCCTGATGTTTTGCGGCAATATCGCGATGTTAAAGGTCAAGCCTATGATGCTTTGCGGTCTAACCCTGCTTATTACACAGATCGTCCATTTATTACTGCTGTAAATGACAAAGTTAAAGACCTTCAAAGACTTGCATCAACCACTGATGTAAGTGCAGATATAAATGTTCTAAATGGTTTGAAACAACTTAGGTTTGATGGAGATGGTCTTGTCGAGCAAATGAAGCGTTTGAAGTTTGATGGAGAAGCAAACTCTATTTCTTTGGACCCAGCTAAAAAGAGTCTTGGTCAAGCTCAAAAGTTTGCTGCTCGTCAGTTAGAAGATTTGGCAGAAAGAAACTTAAACAACTTCAATCAACCAGATGTAATGAAGAACTTCAAGGAAGCCCGTCAAGATATTGCTAAGAGTTACACCATTGAGAAATCATTGAATGCGGCTACTGGTGATGTATCTGGTGCAAAACTTGGTCAACGTGCTTCACAAGGAAAGATTGTTCCTGCTGAATTGCAAAACTTGTCAAATGCTGCTGCTGCCTTCCCAACTGCATTTCAGAACGTATCAAGGATTGGTAGCGTTCCCGGTATTAGCCCACTTGATGTTGGTGCTGCTGGTATTGCTGCCGCTAGTGCTGGTAATCCAACTTTGTTGGCTACTGTTGCTGGCCGTCCATTGGCTCGTTCAGCGATTACAAGCGGTCCATTTCAACGCAATATGCTACCTAACACTCAACCGCCAGTACCGGGGCTGTTAAACAGGTTTACGACCGATCCATTGGCTAATTACGGTATTGGTATG